TTATATGGACACTCCGTTAAGTGGGTTTAATGAGACTGCATCCTGCAAAAAGTCCGGTGCAAAGTGCGCATAAACCATGGTCTGTTGTACGGTGGAATGCCCTAAAATTCGCTGTAGTGTAATAATATTACCTCCATTCATCATAAAATGCGTGGCGAATGTGTGCCGCAGTACATGGACAGCCTGTCCGGCGGGTAGGTCTGGCTTCATTGTTCGCAGTGTGTTTCGCACCGTGTCGTAATTGGGCGTAAACAGTTTTCCGGTACTACGTTTTTTCACCATTTTAACCAAGCCCTCTGACAGCGGTATTGTTCTGCGTCTACCATTCTTCGTTTTCATGAATGTCAGCATGCAGTTAATAATGTGCTCAGCTTTAAGATCTGCAACTTCACTCCAGCGGCCACCGGTGGCCAGACAAAGCAACACGGCGTTGCGGTTGTCTCCTTCCAGCATATCGAGCAACTGCGTGATTTCTTCAGTAGAAAGAAACGCCATTTCTGGCTCAGCCTCTTTAAGCTTTTTCACGCCTCTGAAAGGATGCTCGCTGTGATATTCATTGGCATCAATCAGCTTGGTAAACATGCCGCTGAATATAGCCTGATGACGGTTCACGCTGGCTGGTTTCAAGCCTTCATTCATCATCTTAACCCGATAATCCGTTATAGCTTTCTTGGTTATCTGGTCAGCTCTGGTCACCCCGATTTCAGCAAACTTAATCATGATTGCTGAAAGCCTGCCTTTTTCTATCAGACCACGGTTATGGTGCTTACCGTGGTATAGCCACCACAATTCCAGCAAATCAGTCAGTTTGCGGCGGTCTGCCGGTTTCTCTAACCACTCTTTATTATGGTAGTTAACCAGCACATGACGCTCATAAATCTGAGCCTCACCTTTCGTATTAAATTTGCGCCGGATTCTTCTTCCCTCGGAACCCTGCGGCCTTACGTCCACTTCATATCGACCATCATCGAGCTTCTTAATTGACATAGCGAAGCCCTCCAATGGTTACAACTTTGTTCGGTACTGTCTGTTTGTGGCTGTAACAGTCGGCCACTGTACAAAAATCACATATTTGTGCGGCGTATATGGTCAGCCAGTCTTTTGGTCTGAGTGGGATGAGGTTGGATTTTCTGGCCCAAAGTGTGCGAGTGCCGGCGCAATTTGGCCGGAAGCTGGGTCGGTTTCGTCAAACATGAACCAATCGCGATACTTGCGAAAACGCGGGTGTTTAAAGAACTTCATCCCCGCTTCCATAGACATTTTCGACTTACCAGATTCATAGCCATGGTAAGTCACATAATTTAATCCAACTAATTCAGCGGCTTCCTTAACTTTTAGTCGTTCAGACTCACGGATCAGCTTTAGCTTTTCTGACTGTTCAGTTGACATAAAATATCAGATCTCTTATTTTATAAGCATTGAGATACCCGATAAGACATTAGATAGGTCTAAATGGTGTCAGATCGGAAAGGAAATAGGAGAATACCAAATGAATACGAAAGCTAAAACATCAGACCAGTCGAATGATGACGAACTTTTAGGGGAAAGCGGCGGTATCGTTAAACGCAAACCAGTCAGTTTGTCGGAAAAGCCCGGCAACCTACTTTCAAAGGAGGGTTTTGCGCTTTACGTGGGTAAAACCCCAGCCGCGATTGTAGCCATGGCCAAGGCTGGAAAACTCCCAGCTTTTTACATGGCTGATCCACTAAAGCCCGGAGGACATGCAGAGTTATGGATTAGCCGTAAAGAGTGGGACAAGTTTGCTGATCAGCTTGTTGAAGATGCACCGGCAGAATGGCACGGGTGGAAAGACCGTATTAGTGCGAGTAAGCCTTGCCGTGGACGCGGCAGCGCAGCATAGAGCTGAGTAATAGTAGATTTAGCATCTGAGTCATTTATTCATCATTTATGAAAGGGATATAGAAATGAAACACAAATTTTTGGAAATTAAAGTTAGTGAACCAATTGATAGTGCTTTCAAAGAACAAAACTTTCACGTGGCCAAGCATTACTACAATGGCGCTCACGATGGGAATGTTTATTACAGAGTTGAGTGCTGGGGGAGGAACAGCCCCGAAAGAGAGGCTGAATTAAAAAGAGCTGTAGAAGCTTTTGTTACTTATTTGCAGATTGATTAAATATGGTCACGAAATCTGAACTCAAAACATTTAAGTCTGCAATTGCTTTGATAGTTGTATCTTTCATTGGATCCCAATTTTCAGAGAAGGTATTCATTGTGTTCAAGAATTGCTCTCTGCTATTGCCTTCAAGCGAGGCTCCAATTGCACAAACCATAACTTCAAGTGCTATTAGCCGGTCACCAGTTGAATGCTTGAGGCGCGAGCTTTTAGCTTGCTCAAAGAAAGTTTCAAGTTTTTGGATATCCATATGTGCTCCTTCATTGATAGGTGATTGTTTTAGCTGACCAATCCTATCACAAGACCTTGCGCGAGTTATGGATAAAATTTTCTGTTTTATTCGCAGTCCTCTAATGGATGGTTGTCATCGAATAGGCAATTTTGAATAAGGAAAGAGTGATGCAACACCCGATCTCGTTATCATCGTTACTTTGGAAGCACCAAATTGAGCGTTCTATAAACGATTCAATTACACATGGGAAAGGCCGCAAAGGAATCATTATCTGTTCACGCCGTTCTATGCGCACGGTAGCGGTAAAACGGTTTTTATCATGGGGGAGAAAATGACAGTAATCACTGCGGCCATTGTAATGAATCAGCCTGCCGGGCTTCGCGCTGCTGTTGGGGAACGCCTTGCGCCCGCTCGCTGGCAAACCTCTTGTGATTTCTATAACAAGATGAGCGAACGTGAACGTCTGACCATCTGTTTTCATGCTCAGTTAAGACAACGCCATTCCGTAATGAAGTTGCAGGAAATGAACGATTGCGATCGTGAACGTATTGTCTGTGCAATTGATGAGCTCCGGGCTGCTTTTGCAAAGTACCGCAGTTTCAGGATCACCAAGTCATGTTTTATCGGACGTTTAAATATTAGCGAACGCCGCACTTTATATTTTCATGCAGGATTAACGGAAGAAGAATTCAGCCAGCCATATTGGCGAATCGATGACGAAACCTGCTCATGGAGAGAGGCTTTATTCCGGGCACTACGGGAATTATTTAGCCTGTTCGAAAATGCGCCGACTGTATTAACGTCGGTTCGCCCCGAAACTTACCTCCACTAATTAACCATTTTTAATTCTGCGCTTGATTGCGTAGGGGATCCCTTTGTCTGGAGCCAGAGATGAGCTTAACAGTTGGTCAAGAAATGAGAAATAAAGCAGACAGCGAAGCAACGAATTGGATGTTAAATCAGGCACGAAATCAGGCTAAGGCTGATGCAGCAATCACCTTTTCTTCGCATCTGGATTCGCTAATTAGTCACGCGATTCAAGAGCAATTAGACAGGGTTCAAATCCTTGAATTACTTGGACAAGAATCCATTCGTTTTCACAACGAAGGTTTAGAAAATAAAGGGGTGATGTAATGCCAGATTTAATGGATTCCGTGCAGGAAAGAAATCTCGAAATTTTGACTCATCAGGTAGCTGCACATCGTATTCATAGCAATGGGGTATCGGCCTCAGTCTGTGAAGACTGTGACCAGCCAATCTCTTTGGCTCGTCGTGCTGCATTTCCCGGTGTCGTGCGTTGTGTGCCATGCCAAGAAATCACCGAACAACAGAAAAAACATTTCAGGAGCTAAGCATGATTCGAATTTCTGTAGGTGACAATTGGGTTGTGACGAGCGACTGCTACCAGTTCATTCTCAACAAAAAGAAAACTGTTCTTTCTGGAGATAAGAAAGGGCAGGAATATTTAGAAGCCACGGCTTACTACGCAAAGATTGACCAGTTGGTGAAAGGATTACTGCACTTTCATATCAGAGATTCTGATGTCCGTACCCTCGCGGAACTGGCCGATGAGATAGCGAGTATTGGAGATCTTTGCCGGGTTGCTTTTAACGTGACGCAGTCCGGTAAATAATGTGCTGATGAATGCGAGAGGGCGTATCGCGCCCTCGCCACCACCTAAACTAATAAAAGCCGACAAGGTTCCTTTTGTCGGCGCATACCCTTGGAACGCTCCCCGTCCTGCAATCTCAAAAGAAAGACCTCTTACCCGTGATGAATTCGATCAGGGGCAAGATGCCTTACGCAAAATTCAAGCGTTGCCATTTTTTCTCAGTGGCATTTTCTCTGGCCGGTATGAATACCTTAAAGAAAGCTCAGGGGGGCTGGCTGCACATCGTTACCTCATCAATGTTTTTATGCCAAGAATTTGGCCACGTATCGAGGTTGTACAGGCTAAATATGCGTTGGCCTTAAGTGGCAGAGCTAATGAAATTTTTACTGATGAGGCTGAGAGTTATCGCCAGTTAGCTGGAATGAATGATAAAGCGCTGAAACGTCTCGCTATGCAAATCACATCGCGGCTGTTCACAGAATATGAAGAGCAGAGCGATCAGCTTCTTAGTCAGCACAACGGAGTACAAGCCAAGCTATTCACCGACAGCGCACAGCAAAAAATCTATGGTGAGGTTGCTGGTGCTGCCCGCGTTTTTAATATCACTCCAATGCACTGGCAAAAATACTGTAAACGCAAACTGGATATGCGCTCAGCGTTTTCCAGCATCGCGCGATTGGTAAATGATGAGTGGTGGATTCGACAATTAAAAGCGCAGCGCACGCAGTGGCGCGAATCTCTCCTGATTGCTGTTGGCGAGGTTAGTCTGCAAAAGTCTGGCTATGCCAGCAAACAGGCTATTCGGGATGTTCGGGCACGCCGCTTAGCAAACATGGAATATCTGAAATCCTGCGATTTAGAAAACATCGAAACTGGGGAACGTATAGATCTCATCGATAAGGTTATGGGGAGTATTTCTAACCCTGAAATCCGTCGTATGGAGTTGATGAGCACTATTGCAGGTATTGAAAAATATGCCTCAGAAGTTGGTCATGTCGGCATGTTCCTCACGATAACCACTCCGTCAAAATACCATCCAACACGCATTGTCGGAAAAAAGACTGATCGACGCGTTAATTTCAATCATAAGTGGGATGAAGAGGCATTTTCACCAAAGGATGGCCAGCGCTATCTGGTGAAAATCTGGGGCAAGATGCGGACAGCATTCAAAGACAACGGCATCAAGGTTTACGGAATGCGCGTAGTTGAGCCTCACCACGACGCTACACCTCACTGGCATATGATGCTGTTTTGCGATAAAGCTCACCGTCAGCCTGCCGTTGACATCATGCGCCGCTATGCACTCCAAGAAGATGGAGATGAACGAGGGGCACAAGCTCAGCGTTTTGAGTGTAAGCATTTAAATAAAGGCGGGGCAGCAGGCTATATCGCTAAATACATAGCCAAGAATATTGATGGTTATGCTCTGGAAGGTGAGATAGACCATGAGACTGGCCGATCATTGTCAGAGACTGCCGCAGCCGTTACTGCATGGGCTTCTACGTGGCGCATCCCGCAATTTAAATCAATCGGTGTACCAACAATGGGAGCCTATCGTGAGCTGCGCAGGTTGCCGCGTGGCGTGAGTATCGCAAGCGAGTTTGACGATATTGTCGAAGCTACAAGAGCAGCAGCCGACGGTGGCGACTTCGCCGCATATATTTCTGCGCAGGGTGGGGCGAATGTCCCTCGCGACGAGCAAACGGTAAGAACCGCCCGCCAAGTGATTGATGAATTAAACGAGTACGACGAAGAGATCCAGAAAATCATCGGCGTTTATGCCCCTCATCTTGGCACTGACCTCATCCACGAAACACGCACAACAAAATGGCGCATTGTCGCCAAGTCTGTTGAAGTTGCCGTTCATCCTTTGAATTTAATAAGCGCCTCCGGCGCGCCTCGGAGTCCTGTCAATAACTGTGGGGAGGTACAGAAAGGACTCCGACAGGGATTGTCTCCGACACCTTCTGAGTACGCCACTGCAGTGATGAAATTAGTTGAGAGTGGGAATGTTAGATGGGATGAGCCTGATGTTGCTAGGGTGCTGGGAGACGCTGCAAGACGGCAATTACCGGCAGTTCATAATCATCAGCAGAGTTTTGATTCGTCAAAATCGTATATGCTTGCACCTTCAGCACGATTAACACAGCAGGAACGGAAAAAAATGTTAAATATAAAACATGATTTATTAATAAATGGCATTACCCCCCAAAATTGGGAGGTTGTTGCTCTTGCCAGAGGAGCGACTGTTGAGTATAACGGTAAAAAATTCATATATCGCACCGAAGATAAATGGTGAGATTTAATCACTCGATTAAAACAGTGATTTAAAGCCTAATCATCAAGCTTATCAAGTAAACTATTGTTAGTTAAACCAAATAAAACCCCAATCATTTCGATTATGACTACAAAACTGTACCAGAGCATGAACCATGATATAGCACACAAATAGAGTGATTTGGAAAAAACAGTCTGTAATATACCAATACCAAGTGTAATTATTAATATAATTAATGGATAAGCAAGGTCTGAACTTAACATTAATACACTACCAGATGTCTTTGTTGAATTTGATATTGCTTTTTGAACCTCTCCTACTACAGATTTATCAAGGGCGAAAAGTAAAGCATAAACACCTATACCAAAACCAATTAATGATGGGAATGTTGCGGTTATTTTATCTCCTGGGTTAAGTGATAAAGGCAGTAATAAAGAATAATTTAACGTGTGATTAATATAGATGTTATAAATAAAATCTTTGAAAACCAGCATGGTCAAAAGAGAGCATAGTAGGAATTTTAAGGTTAGTTTTTTAATCCATAATTTTATAGGCGCAAATTTTTTATTTGAATTAATGTCTCCATTGTATATATAACTATTGGTTATATATACAATAGTTCCCAGTATTGGTATTCTTTTGAAAAAATTAAACATTTTTTCAGTCCTCATCATGGGAAACTTGTTCAGATTCTTTTCTTTCTAAGAATGCAACAGCCCTTCTTAAGCAACGCCTCAAGAAATTACGTTCATCAGAATCGCTTTTTGAAGTTCTTAGTGTAAAGGTTAAGGGCGATTTCTCTGAGTCATATGAGGAGATTTTAGTCTCATTGTTAGTAGAATTTGGAATTTTGGTAACATATCTGAGCTTTATTTTTCCATGAGTTTGTGCTGATGGCAAAATGTTTTTTATAAAATCGGGAAGGCTGCTCATATTGGCACCACCGCTGCTACCTTTTATAAGCAATCTTTGCATTTTGCTTGTGCGCATCTCATCTAAGATATCCTCAGCATCCTCACCATTCGGTGCTATGAGGTTAACTTCTACTGATTTGTAATAAATAGCGTTATCTAGAATCCTTTCTAATTCATTAGGGGAAGACATCAAATTCACGGTTAGGGTATACTCTGGAAAATGCTCATCACTAATATCTTTCAGGAAATACATTAATATTTCCTCTAATTTAATAAAGTCTTCAGCGGGAGCTGCATTTTTTTCAATGCCCAAAATATGCTTCTTAGCATCAAATATAAATGGAAATTTCTTTTTTCCAACGACAACTATATTTGGCTTGCTCTCGTGGTCGAAAATGGCTTTATCAGTTAAAAGCTCACTAACATTATCGGTATCAGAGTATCTAACGAAATTACCATTTATTGCGCCAGTTTCAGAAAAAAAATTATATGGGCCAATATAAGAGTTTTTATTTAAATTGAAATGGTAATCAAGATGTCTTTTTTCTCTAACTTTATTTTTATTTTTATCCCTTAGTAGCGTGAATAATTTTTTATAACCTTGAACACCAACCTCAGCGGAATCATCATTTGGTAGTAACTGAATATTGTAAAATATGAAAACAGCCATAAAAAATTCCTTCTTAAATTCTATTAAATATAATGTTTTTTTAGGTTGAGATTTTAACGATATTATTTTGTTGCAGCGAATAGTTTACAAGTGGTAGTTTTGTAAAATTCCATGCGATAACATCATCCTTAATCGATATGCGGTCTATCAGATGAATAAATAAAGCATATTAAATTCATCTAATCAAGTAGTTAAGTTGCTTCAATGCTTGCAAATAGTGATTGTGTGACTGATGTACTTATGCATGCGCTCAAAGCATCTGATTTTGAATGAAAAAGGATAACTCCGCTCGAGCCTTACTGCATTCATGCTGCATGCATTTGCACCTGATTAAATACATGTATTAATCCTATACTACACCTGCGTTGGTGTGGCTTTCATCATCTCAGGCAACTGCATTAAAAGCGACACATAAAGCGGACAGGCGTGGCGGGGATAGCATTGCGCGCAAACCCGCATTTTTCTATTTATTCTCGCGCGTGAGCTCGCCGTGGCGGTGTTCTATGGATTGGGTCAGGTCTTGGGGCGGTTCGGTGTGTTCGCTCCGTATCGCGGCGCTCATGGCCTTGAATCGGGCATAAAAAACCGCCATTGTCCCGGCGGTTATGTTCAGTTTATCAGTGGTTGGTTTTAAAGTTCATAATCAGTAAACCTGACCACCTCTTTTCCTACCCACTCGTTTAACTCCTTCATGCGCTCCTGCAAAGGAACCAACTCATTACGCACAAATACTTTTGCTGCTTTCTCAACGTCACCAAACCCGCCGGTGTTGTTCGGGATAATGCCCATCATCTGCGGAGGTACCCGGTGCGCGCTGAGCAGGTCATCACGCGTCGCGTTCTTGATGTTAAAGAAATCATCTTTGGTCGCCACTTCGCTGAGGGGAATGATTTTGATCGCATCCGATTTTCCGCCGGGTGCGTGGTAGAAAATATTTTTAAAATTACCCGAACCCTTCGATTTCGTCATCATGTCGCGCAGTGCGGTCACGTCCTGCGAGTTTTGCGCCGGGTCCGTCACATACATGACATAGCCCGCGTGCGCACCGTTGAGGAAATACTTTCGACGGTAAAGCGTTGCTGACTCATTCAGCCATGCGCTATTTAATGCGCTGAGGTATTCCGGCAGGCCGTACAGTTCCTGATTAATGTCCGGCTCTTGCAAATGAAATACGCCCCCCTGACCAAAGGCATGAGGGGTTATGTAATTCTCCACGAACCAGTAAACACCGTCCTCAACACCTCGGCGCGTGTACTTGGCCGGTGATGCCTCCAGTTTGAGAAGCTGGCCGGTCACGCTCAGGCGTTTTTCGATGAACGCGTTACCAAAAACAATGTAGTCCAGCGCGTAGCGGCTGAATTGCTGCTGAGAAAGCAGTGGATGAGGGATGAACGTACTCGCCAGAATATTACGCTTAACATACATCGGCGAGCTGTGGTGAACGGCGGCGCGGAAGCTTTTAGCCAGCCCCGAGAAAGTGACCGGCGGTTCGTACCATTTCCCGTTGCTGAGGCATTCCAGATAATTAAGAATATCGCGGCGATCCATCACCGTGGCCGGTTCGTCAAAGCGGAAAATCTCACTTTTCTGGGCGTCGGATTGCGGCGTCAGTTTTTTATTGATGCGGTTTTTTTTACGGGTCATATCAGAACATCACCAAGGTGGATTTTATTTGTTTGCCGGAGGCGGCGGTCAGCGGCTCGTTAATCAAAACGTGCATCGTTGCCCACGCGACGTCGGCGTGGCTGGCTTCTTCACTGCGGCTCGCGCGGTAGGTTGATTTCGCCCCGCTGGCCGTCATTGTTTTCTGAATGGCCATGAATGACGCCGTGATATCAGTGTGGCCAGCGTCGTATTGCAGACAGCCGCGATGGATGGTGTTTTTCGCTTTCAGCACCATTTCCGTCTTCACTTCCGGCGTGTATTTGATTTCACGCGCCGCCGGGTAAAACTGCCTGACGAGCTGATAAACGCCCTGACCGACGGTGGTGGCATCGATACCGATGTATTCAACGTTATATTTTTCTGTCAGTGCTTCGATGGCTTTGGCCTGCGCATCAAAATCCATACCCTGCCACTGGTGACGTTCCAGAATGCGGAAAATGCCGCCCGGCTGATCGGGTGGAGCAATGACCACACACCCGGCACTGTCGCCGCCGTTCGCTTCCGACGGGTCGTAACCAATCCACACCGGATTGTCATCGAACGGGTGAAATACGTAGGGATTAAAGTCTGGCCACTCTTCGAGACTGTCCACCATGCAGCCCTGCAACGATTCGAACGGAAATACCGACGCTTTATCATCGACAAATTCGCACATCAGCAGGTTCTGATATTCCGACGGGGCATATTCCAGACAAAGCTGGTCGAGGTCGAACAGATCGCAGCCACCGGCCAGCGCATCATCTATGGTGACAATCTGCCGCCACTGGCCGTCGTCACATTTAACCCCTGCGGCTAAATGACTGTGGCTGAGGTCAAGCTGAATACGCTTACTTTTATCGCGCTGACCTTTGTTAAAGAGCTCCCCCGACCAGAACGGATAGGCGCTGTGGGCTAGGCTCGACGGCGTGGAGAAATAGGTGGTACGCCATTTTTTATGCAGTGACATCCCGGAGGCCACTTTGCGCAGCTCCTGAAATTTGGGGATCCAGAAATATTCATCCAGATAGAGATTGCCGGTGTAGCTCTGAGCTGTACGGATATTTGTTCCGAGAAAGAACAGGCGCGCTCCGTTTGAAAGCTGCATCGGGTCGCCTTTGAGGTCTACGTCAACCTGACGGGCAAAGTCGATGATGTAATTTTTAAAGACGTGCGCCTGTGATTTACTGGCCGAGATAAATATCTGATTACGTCCGGTGGTCAGCGCATCAAGCAGCGCCTCGCGGGCAAAAAAGAAGGTCGCGCCAATCTGGCGAGATTTGAGAATATTGCGGATGCGGTGCTGTAAACCCGCCTGATGCCAGCCGCGCTGATACTCAAACGCCTCATCGAGAAAAATGTCACTGAGTTTGGCGATAGCGTCATCCGTGAAAACATTTTTCTCCGCCTTTTTTCGCTCCCCTTTGTTGCGGTTCGCCACGTTCGGATTTAAATCTGCTTCGCTGCCGGTGGTCATGTAGCGGTTAACCCTTGCGAGGCGCTCAATCTGTCGGCCTAGCAGGTCGATTTCTTTAAAATCCTGCCCCTCTTTTTTACTCTTCATCACCAGTTGAATGACCCGCGCCTCGATGCTGGTTTCAATGCGCGAAATCGGGGCGACGGCATCCCATTTTTCGCGCTGTTTCCAGCTCTGCACTGTGGGTTTTTTCAGACTGAGCATTTCCGCTATTTGCGTGACGGAAAAACCCTGCCAGTAAAGCAGTGCCGCCTGTCTGCGCGGGTCGCTGATTAATCCTGCGTTGTTCTCGGTCATTGTGTCGCTCCGCTGAATGGATATGCGTCACGCTACGCAACCGCTCACACCCTCGCATTAACCCCCTGTTGTGTAATGGATCGTCAGACGGCCACCGCTGGCCGTTCAGGCGTCAGGTCGGGAAACTAGCCCCGAACCTAACTCCCACTCAGGACATCTGAACAATGGCAAAGAAAGTATCGAAATGGTTTCGAATCGGCGTTGAGGGTGATACCTGCGACGGCCGCAATATTGAGGCAAGCGACATTCAGCAAATGGCCGCAGCGTTTGATCCGCGCGTCTACGGTTGCCGCATCAATCTGGAGCACATCAGAGGCTTATTACCCAGCGGTGACTTTAAGCGCCTCGGTGATGTCGTAGAACTGAAAGGCGAGAAAATTGATGATGATTCAGCTCTGAAAGGTAAGTGGGCGCTGTTTGCCAAAATCACCCCGACTGACGAGCTGGCCGCAATGGTCAAAGCGGGGCAGAAAATTTATACCTCCATGGAAATTCGCCCGAATTTCGCCAACACCGGTAAAGCCTATCTGGTCGGTCTGGCCGTGACTGATGACCCCGCCAGCCTTGGAACGGAGATGCTCGAATTCAGCGCCCGCGCTAAGGTCAACCCGTTCGCCGGTAAGAAAGACCAACCGGATGATTTGTTCTCCGTGGCCACCATTGCCGAGCTGGATTTCGAAGACCTGCCCGACAACCTGCTTACCAGCCTGACGGAAAAGATCAAAGGGATGTTCAGCACCAAACAGACCAGCGATGACGCACGTTTTTCTGACGTGCAGGGCGCGATCACTGTCGTGGCCGAGGAATTACAAACCGCCGGTGAAACCACCGCAAAACGCTTCTCTGAACTGGAGCAGGAAATTACCTCGCTGAAAGGGCAGGTAAAAACCAGCGATGCGGCGCTTACCTCATTAAAAACCTCCCTCGACAGCACCGAAAGTTTCAAACAACCGAAACGTCCGATCTCTCCGGGTGGCAACGGTGAAAGCACCTTTTTGACGAACTGCTAACCGGCGGCGTTCCCCTTTATTCCTGATAAACAGTGAGAGAAACATGCGTAAGAACACCCGTTTTAAATTTAATGCCTACCTGTCCCGTCTGGCCGAGCTGAACGGCGTCGATGTGGAGGATTTAAGTAAAAAATTCAGCGTTGAACCTTCAGTAACGCAGACCCTTATCACCACCGTGCAGGAGTCCTCAGAATTTCTGAGCCGCATCAACATGGTGCCGGTGGATGAACAAGAAGGTGAAAAAATCGGCCTTGGCGTGACCGGCTCTATTGCCAGTACCACGGATACCGACGGCGGCAGCGAGCGTAAAACCGCAGATTTTCAGGCGCTGGCTTCACGCAAATATAAGTGTGAGCAGGTCAATTTCGATTTCCATATCCGTTACAACACCCTCGATTTGTGGGCGCGTTATCAGGACTTCCAGACACGTCTGCGCGATGCAATCGCTAAACGTCAGGCGCTGGATTACATCATGGCCGGTTTCAACGGCGTAAGCCGCGCGGAAACGTCTGACCGCAGCAAGTTCCAGATGTTGCAGGACGTGGCTGTCGGCTGGCTGCAAAAGCTGCGTAACGATGCGGCCGAGCGAGTGATGGATAAAATCACTGACGACACCGGCGCGGTGGTTTCCGACACCGTGCGCATCGGTGTGAAGGGCGATTTCGAAAATATCGACGCTGCGGTCATGAACGCCACCGATTTTCTGCTGGACGCGTGGCATTCAGAAGACCCCGGACTGGTAGTGATTTGCGGCCGCAAAATGCTTTCCGATAAGTATTTCCCGCTGATTAACAAGTCGCAGGAAAACAGCGAAAAACTGGCCGGTGACATTATCGTCAGCCAGAAACGCATCGGTAATTTGCCTGCGGTGCGTGTGCCTTACTTCCCGGACAATGCTCTGCTGATCACCCGTCTGGATAACCTGTCTATCTACATCATGGACAGCTCACACCGTCGCCATATCGAAGAAGTAGCGCGCCGTGACCGCATCGAAAATTACGAGTCCCTGAAAATTGACTTTGTGGTCGAAGATTATGGCTGCGCGGCGATGATTGAAAACATTGAGCTCGGCGATTTTACCCCTGAAAAAACCGAACCGGCTTCATCACAGGCGACCGAAACCCAACCTGAAACCGAGGCATAACCCATGCTGAGTCCCGCACAGCGTCACATGATGCGGGTCTCTGCTGAAAAAGCCTCATCGCAGCGGGTCAGTGATCCGCTGCGTTCGGCACTGCCATACGGTCAGATGCTGATGAAGCTGCGCGGAGACCGCCAGATACTCAAATCCATTTATTCCGTTGAAGACAAAGCCCGACGCAAGCGCGACATGTTGCCAGCCTATGCGCCGTGGATTGCCGGTGTGCTGGCCAGCGATGCCGGAAATCAGGATGACGTCCTGATGACGATGTTGCAGTGGTCACTCGATGCCGGGGACATTCGCGGCACGTTCGATATGGCGCGCTATGCGCTAAAACATGGCCTCAATGTGCCGAATAACAAGCGCCCGACGCCGTATTTATTTGCCGAAGATGTTGCGCTGGCCGCGATGCGTGCCCGCAGTGCCGGGGAATCCGTCAGCGTTGATGACCTGCTGACCGTGATTGATATGACCCTCCCGCACGACATGCCGGATCCTGTACGTGCCAAACTGCACAAAATTACCGGTCTGGTACTGCGTGACAACGGACAGTCCGAACAGGCGCTTACTCAGCTAAAGCGCGCGATGCAGCTTGATAACGTCGCCGGTGTGAAAAAAGACATAGAGCAACTGGAGAGGGCGCTGCGGTCAGTGGCGGTGACTGCGAAGCCTGACACCGCCCAGCGCAAAACTAACCCTAAAGCCGCCCCTGCTAAGCGTGGTCGCCCGCGTAAGGCAAAGCCCGCCAGTTGTTAACAGAAAGCGCCCCGCGCCGGACGGCACGCAGGCCGATGCAGGTTTTACCTAGTCTGACGCCTGCGTCCACCGTCCACCTATTTGAGGTTTGAACATGGATATTGTCATGACCGCAGCAGCGGCGAGCTCCACCGTAGTGATCCCCCCTGAGCAGGTGGTCATTCCCGTTATCACCAATACGTTCTTTTTCCCGGACGTTGACCCAAAACTGGTGAGCGAACGTATCCGCCTTGGTCACGTCGTGACGGATGAAAGACTGCGCGCCGCGATTAAGTCCGCAATGGCTGAGGTCAACGCCGAGCTTTATCTTTTCCGGGAGGCGCAGATCGAGGCGGGATTTAAAACGCTGGCGGATGTGCCTGCTGAAGCGCTCGACGGGGAAAGCGTGAAGTGTTTCCACTACCTAAGCGCGGTCTGTGCGATGACCACCGCCGTGATTTATGAGCGTTACCGCAGCTATGACGCCAGCGCGAAGGGTGACAAAAAGGCCGATGCGCTGGAGGTGTCGGTGGATGACCAGTGGCGTGACATGCGCTGGCATTTATCCCGGTTACAGGGGCAGGCGCGCGGCATGGTGAGCCAGCTCTGATGAAAGTTATCGCACAGCAGGGCGACACGCTCGACGCTCTGTGTTTTCGCTACTACGGGCGAACTGCGGGCGTCGTTGAGACGGTACTTACCGCGAATCCCGGTCTGGCTGAATTAGGCGAAGTCCTGCCGCACGGCACCACTGTGATTTTGCCAGACGTTGACACCGCCCCCACTTCTGAAACCGTCCAGCTATGGGACTGACGATGGAAAAAATTTCTTCAATGTTTGCCTATGGGCTCGCGGCATTGCTGGCTTTTATCGGCGCGCTGACGCCGCAGGATTTTGCCTTTCTGGTGGGGGCTGCGGTGGCCGTGGGTACGTTTTTCGTTAACTGGTACTACCGGCGCAAAAGCTACAAATTGCTGGAGCGTAACGGCCTGAGTCAGAGGGTTTTCGATGAGCTCAATCGTTAAACGTTGCAGTGTGGCCATCGTGCTGGCACTGGCCGCGCTGATGCCTGATTACCGGCTTGTCAAAACCTCCGCTGAGGGTCTGGCCATTATTGCCAACCTCGAAGGATGTCGCCTGAATCCGTACCAGTGCAGCGCCGGAGTCTGGACATCTGGCATTGGCCACACTGCGGGGGTGAAGCCCGCGCAGAACATTACGGAGCAGGACGCCGCCCGTAATCTGATTGCTGACATCATCATGACGGAGCGCGCCGTGGATAAATGTATGCCGGTGACCATGCCGCAGCCGGTGTATGACGCCGTGATCAGTCTGGCGTTTAACATCGGCACGGGGGCAGCGTGTAATTCCAGGCTGGCCAATTTCATCAGGCACGGTGAATGGTCACAAGCCTGCCAGCAGCTTCCCCGCTGGGTGTACGTCAATGGCGTGTGGAATAAGGGACTCAACAACCGCCGGGCGGTTGAGCTGAAACACTGCATGAAGGGGGTGCCATGAAATACATCATCACGGTGTTAGTGCTGACCCTCGCGGGTGCGCTCTTAGCGTGGCGGGGAGCAAATCAGAAAGTGGCAGCGGCCAATCAGCACGTTCAGCAATTAAAAACGACATTGGAAGCCAACGCGCTGGTTATCAGTGAACTGAAAGCCAGCGGTCAGCGTAATGAGCGCGCGCTGCTTGTGCTCCGTCAGCAGGTTAATGCGGCGGGTTCGCTGGCCGCGCGTCGGAATCAGACGATCACGAGGTTACTCAATGAAAATGAAGCACTGCGCGGCTGGTTTCAGTCTCCTTTGCCTGATGACATTATCCGGCTGCACACCCGCCCCGCGTTCGACAAACCCGGCGATTATTTACGTTGGCTGTCCGAAAGTCAGCAGTTGTCCGATACCGGAAAGCAACCCGAAAACCAACGGTGATTTAAGCGAAGACAATCGCCAACTGGAAAGCGCGCTGGTGAACTGTGCGCTGCAAGTCGAGACCGTTAAACAGTGTCAGGAGTCCCACGATGTTGAAGCCCGCCAGTCTGAAAAACGCGATCTTTAAGTCTGTTCCGTTGCTGCGCCATAACCCGGACATGCTGCACATGTTTGTTGATGGCGGCACGATTAATGCCACGCTGGCCACGTCGTTATCTTTTGAGAATCGCTACACGCTGGATATTGTCGTCACGGATTACACCGGGGATTTAAACCTGCTGATTGTGCCGGTTAACGTTTGGCTGCGTGAGCATCAGCCGGACATCATGACCACAGATGAAGGGAAAAAACGCGGCTTCACTTACGTAGCGGATATTAATAACGACGACAGCAAAGACGTGCGTATGAGTCTGCAACTGACCGAGCGCACCATCGTCAAAGAAGCTGACCGCAGGCTCACTGTTACGCCACTGGATGAGCCGCCATTGCCGGTGCCGGTACACCGACCAATCGAGCTGTATGTGCATGGAGAGCTTGTGAGTAAATGGGATGAATGAGCTCAAGCCCTTTGACGATAAGCTCGCCGGATTGCTGGCCAGTCTGTCCCCCGCTGGCCGTCGCAAGATGGCCGCTGAAATAGCTAAAAAGCTGCGAGCCAGCCAGCAGCAGCGCATCAAGCAACAAAAGGCACCGGACGGTACGCCGTATGCAGCCCGTAAGCGTCAGCCTGTCAGGGGCAAAAAGGGCAGGGTAAAGCGTGAGATGTTTGCCAAGTTGCGCACGGCGCGATACCTAAAAGCGAATGGCTCACCCGATGCGGCAGTGGTTGAGTTTGTTGGGAGGGTGCAGCGGATTGCGCGAGTTCATCAGGAGGGGCTAAAAGACAAACCCAACCGCTACAGCCAGCCGGTGCAGTATGACATCCGTCCTCTACTGGGATTTAATGCTGCTGACCGACAGATTTTTGAAGATGTGCTCCTTCGACATTACGTTGATGAGATGAAGTAAATGCTAACTTTTAACATTGTTACTTTTTAATCACGCTCTGTAGCGATATATTAAGGTAAAATAATATTGCGGATTTAAGAGGGAGTTATGGAGTTATTCAAGTATTTGGTAGATCATGTAGAATCATTGACAAAGATCACATCGTTTATTGCTGTTGTGTCTATGACTTTTGCCGCGGCAATGAAAAAGTTTTATTTCAGCTACAAGTTTAGAGAGCCTAAGAAAGTCGTAAAGCAAATAATGTATCTAAATAAATATAGTGAGTACATGAGTGAGAGTGATAAAGCCTACACTCGATATCGTATTAATGATGAGATAATGAGAGATATAACTAAAATCCCATCAATTAATAACAGGAAGGAGCTTGTTTATATTTTTAATAATCTTGAAAAGAAGCAGTATATAAAAGATATTTGCAATCTACAAAATGATATGGAAAGGGTTGATGGTCGATTTTTTATTAAAGCAAGTCGTTTTGGTTTTTTATTTATGTTTAACAGATTTATGTCTATTATCTTAGGTGCTGTTTTTTTTATGTGCATTGCTTTGGGTCTCATTTCTGTCTATGAAGGGAAGAGTGTTATAGTAATGCTCGCGTTTCTTATGATTTCTGTGGTCTACGAGTTCCTTGGGTTATATTTTTTAAGCCTTTCTCCAACCAAAAATACCATCGATAAAATTAATTTAGAATTGGCAAAAATTAAAGTTCCAGAATAAATATCTTTGCAGCATCCATGAGTAGCTAAGATTTAATTGATAATGTGTTAAATGCCAGTATGCAATAGACGACCCCCGTTGTTGTATCACCGATAGTCCTACGCCCGCATGTTGTCGCCGGATCTCTCCGGCGGCATCCTTTCCATTATGAATACACACGAAACGCTTTCCGAACTTGCCCGCGCGATGCGCGACATTATCCGTATTGGCGTGGTTGCAGAAGTTGATACCGAGCTGGCTCTTTGCCGCGTCCAGACGGGCGGAATCCTGACTGATTGGCTGCACTGGCTGACGCCCCGCGCCGGTAGTTCGCGCACGTGGTGGGCTCCTTCCGTCGGTGAGCAGGTTCTGCTTTTATCACTGGGTGGTGAGCTCGATACCGGGTTTGTTTTGCCGGGGGTTTACAGCGATGACTTTCCCGCACCGTCCGTCTCCGCAGAGGCGTATCACGTCAGCTTTTCTGACGGCGCTCAATTTCAATATGAACCGGCCAGCGGTGCGCTGACTGTGAAGGGTATTCAGACCGCAGAAATCACCGCCTCAAAATCTATTCAAGCTACCGCCCCTAATGTGACGGTAACGGCCAGCGGAAAAATTACGCTCGATACGCCCGAGGTGGTGTGTACCAACAAACTAACTACCGGCTCATTAGAGGTGAAACAAGGCGGTGCGATGAAAGGCAATATTGCACACAGCGGCGGCGCGTTTACCTCCAACGGTGTGCAGGTAGATACCCATACACACGGCGGCGTTCAGACCGGTGGCGGAAATACCGGTAAACCGAATTGATAGGTGAGGTTTTGATAATGAGTAATGCGAGGTATATCGGCATGTCCCGCAATACCGGGCGCGCTGTTGAAGACATAGCGCATATCAACCAGTCGGTCAGCGACATCTTGCGAACACCTGTAGGTTCTCGGGTCATGCGCCGAAATTATGGCTCGTTGCTTTCCGAACTGACTGACCAGCCACAGAACACGGCGTTACGTCTGCAAATCATGGCCGCGTGTTATTCGGCGATCCTCAAATGGGAGCCGCGCGTCAGCCTGACTGGCATCACTTTTGAAACCACTTACACCGGGGAAATGGTGGTCAACATTACCGGCAACCGTAATGATTCCCCCGGCGGTTTTTCTTCTTCCATCTCACTGAGTTAACGCTATGGCCACGATTGATTTAAGCCTGCTCCCCGCGCCGGACGTTGTCGAAGAGCTGGACTATGAAACCCTGTTTGAAGAACGTAAAGCCACGTTGCTGTCACTTTATGACGAGAGCGAGCGGGAGGCCGTTGCCCGCACCTTAGCGCTGGAATCTGAGCCTATCGTCAAGCTCTTGCAGGAGAACGCTTACCGTGAAGTAATTTTGCGTCAGCGTGTAAACGAAGCGGCGCGCGCCAATATGCTGGCCTACGCCACCGGCGCTGACCTCGACCAGCTCGGCGCAAACTATAACGTTGCGCGGCTGGTTATCACGGAGGCTGATGATACGGTGCTACCTCCGGTTGCCGAGGTGCTGGAAAGTGACAGTGATTTCCGCGTGCGTATCCAGCAGGCTTTTGAGGGGCTGAGCGTGGCCGGTTCAACGGGTGCTTATCAGTTTCATGGCCGCAGTGCTGATGGCCGGGTGGCGGATGTGTCGGTGATTAGCCCGGAACCGGCCAGTGTGACTATCTCAGTACTCTCACGAGAGGGTGACGGTACGGCCAGCGCCGAACTTATCGGGATTGTAAATACGGCGCTGAATGCGGAAGACGTGCGCCCGGTAGCTGACCGCGTGACGGTACAGTCTGCGCAGATTGTCGCTTATCAGATTACCGCCAAGCTCTATGTTTATCCGGGGCCGGAATTAGAGCCCGTCAGGCTGGCCGCAGTGGATAAGCTCAATGCTTACACGCTGGCACAGCACCGGCTGGGGCGTGATATTCGTCTCTCGGCCATCTATGCCGCGCTGCATGTTGAAGGCGTTCAGCGGGTTGAACTCACGCAGCCGCTGGCCGATATCGTACTGGATGACACGCAAGCATCATATTGCACTGAGTCCTCAATCACTATTGGGGGCACCGATGAGTAATGTGCGCCTTTTACCTGTGGGTTCTTCTCCGTTGGAGGTTGCCGCAGCAGCGGCCTGCGCCGAGCTGACCGCTGTTCCTGTGCCGCTGCGTGACTTATGGAACCCACAGACCTGCCCGGCGAAGTTTTTACCTTATCTGGCATGGGCGTTTTCGGTAGACCGCTGGGACGAAAGCTGGCCGGAGGTAACAAAACGCGGCGTGATCCAGTCGGCTTATTTCATCCATACCCATAAAGGCACCATCAGCGCAATCCGCCGGGTGGTTGAGCCGCTGGGGTACGTCATCAATATTTCTGAATGGTGGGAAACCAACAGCCCGCCCGGCACGTTTCGCCTCGATATCGGTGTACTGGAAAGCGGCATCACCGAAGAAATGTATCAGGAGATGGAGCGGCTCATTGCAGATGCGAAACCCGCCAGTCGCCACCTTGAGACTCTAACCATCATTCAGGATATCCCCGGACATATTTTTGTCGGCGCGCTTTCTTACGACGGCGACGTCATCACCGTTTATCCGGCCTAAGCAGAGGAAAACTCATGGCGACTTATAAAGCATTACTTACTACCGCCGGAGCAGCCAAAATCGCGGCCGCCACGGCTGGTGGAACGCAGGTCAACATCACACGTATGGCTGTTGGTGATGGGGGCGGAAAACTCCCGACGCCTGACCCAAAGCAAATCAAGCTGGTTAATGAGGTTTATCGCGCCAACCTCAACAGGCTGAGTATTGACGCTAAAAACAGTAATTATCTGGTGGCCGAATTGGTGATCCAACCTGACATTGGCGGCTTCTGGATGCGTGAAATGGGTTTGTATGACGCCAATGGGACGCTGATTGCCGTCAGTAATATGGCTGAAAGCTATAAGCCGAAACTGGATGAAGGGTCAGGCCGGTTACAGACGCTGCGGATGGTACTCATCGTCAGTGAAATTGACTCCGTCGCACTGAGCATTGACGGCTCCACGGTGATGGCCACTCAAGATTATGTGGACGAAAAGCTATCGGCACATGAAAAATCACGTCACCACCCGGACGGCACCCTGACAGATAAAGGATTTGTACAGCTTAGCAACTCTGTTACCAGTGATAGCGAGTCATTGGCCGCAACACCAAAAGCGGTAAAGGCAGCCAATGACAATGCAAACGGGCGTTTACCATCTGATGGAACGGCGCAAGCGGCCAGTAAGCTGGCCACTGCTCGCAAAGTGGCAGGTGTTGATTTCGATGGTACGAAAGACATCAGCATTACCGCTGCCGATGTCGGGGCTTTACCTGCCGCCGGAACTGCTGCCGCAGCGACCAAGCTGGCGACGGCGCGAAAAATTGCCGGTGTTGATTTTGATGGTACGAAAGACATCAGCATTACCGCAGCCGGTGTTGGGGCTTTACCTGCCGCCGGAACTGCTGCCGCAGCGACCAAGCTGGCGACGGTGCGAAAAATTGCCGGTGTTGATTTTGATGGTACGAAAGACATCAGTATTACCGCCGCCGGTGTCGGGGCTTTGCCTGCCGCCGGAACGGCTGCCGCAGCAACCAAGCTGGCGACGGCGCGGAAAATTGCGGGTATTGATTTTGACGGCACGAAAGACATCAGTATTACCGCCGCCGGTGTGGGCGCTTTTCCTGCGCAGGGTGGCACGGTTGGCGGTGACGGGGTGAGCACCCCCTATCTGGCGGTGACTGGCTCTGACTGGATGACCAAAAACGGTAACTATGCATCCGGCAATGACTACCAGACTAACTGGACGCGTATTAATGGCCGGTCAAGCTCTGACGCTAAAGTTGATGTGTACCATTATGAAAGCACGGGGAATTACCACTCCCTAGATTTTCATGTGTTTGGTGGCGGAAATGAAGGTTATTTTAATCATCGAAATGATGGGACTTTCTTCTGTAGCGGTCCATTGATTGGCGCTGCCGCTACGGCTAACGGGCATGCCGTCAATCTCGCGCAGCTTAATGCCGCAGCGGCGAAAAGGGCATTGCTTGCAGGCTCTACGGTGCAGACATTTGATGTCGCGCAGGCCACGTCATGGGGGCACGCGGTGCGTCTTGACCAATTCCAGTCTGGCAGCAATGGGAATGGGGCATGGGTTAAACTGCCCAATGGTCCGCAATGGTGTAGACAAAACTTATCTTTACCGGCCAATACGACAACAACGTGGACATTCCCCGCCGGTTTTTCCGGTACTCCGGCTTTATTTATTTCGACGTTCAACGGGGAGCTGAAGGCGTGGTTCAACGGTGCCTCTGGCAGCGGTGCGAATATTTATAACGCCAGCAATTCCGCTTTGAACGTCAATTTATTAGCAATTTGGTGAGTAAATTATGAATACAAATATTGAGCCGGACAGTGATATTGAGCAACCTGTTTACGAAACACGATATTTCATTGGTGTGGATAATAACAATTACGTCAATAGCATGATGATTGCATTTACCGCAGAGGAGGCGGAAACCTATACACAGCAGGGGCTTCTGATGTTATCTGCTGATGTATTTGAGTCTATCGGGCAGGATTCCCAATATATTGATGGTGAAGTTATTCAGGGAGCGCCAAGGGTCGTCGAACTTACGGCAGAAGCAGCGAAAACTATCGCCGCGTCCAAGATTTCTGAAGCGACCATCCGCATCAATATATTGCAGGATGAAATAGATTTGGATCTGAGTACAGAGGCTGGTATAGCGGAGTTGAAAGTCTGGAAGGCATACCGCATAGCTCTTAACCGTCTGGATTTATCCGCTGCACCTGATATCGAATGGCCACAATACCCGGGCTAATTTATGCTTGGTCTCATTGCCCCGAAAGGGGCTTTTTTTCGCATGTTGTACTGACTCCCTCCCAACGCTAATCCCTCGCCCTGACTCCCGTTAAACAACAAAATTACCTTGCCTATTTTAACGGAGTTAAGCCGATGAGTGATTTTCACCACGGCGTGCAGGTCGTCGAAATCAACGACGGAACGCGCGTCATTACCACCGTATCCACGGCCATTATTGGCATGGTCTGCACGGCCAACGATGCTGACGAAAAAGTTTTTCCTCTTAACACACCGGTGTTAATCACCGATGTGATCGCCGCGCAGGGCAAGGCGGGAAAAACCGGCACGCTGTTACCGGCGCTGACGGCCATTGGCGACCAGTGCAAGCCGGTCACCGTTGTGGTGCGCGTGGCGGAATCAGAAAACGAAGACGAGGAAGCCGCCGCCGCCGAAACCCTTTCTAACATCATCGGCGGGGCTGATGAAAATGGTCAGTATACGGGCATGAAAGCATTGCTCACCGCCGAAGCGGCCACCGGTGTTAAACCGCGCATTCTCGGCGTGCCGGGGCTGGATCCGCAGGCAGTTGCTACGGCGCTGGCCACGGTTTGTCAGTCGCTGCGCGCTTTCGGCTATATCAGCGCGTGGGAATGCAAAACGATCTCTGATGCGATTAAGTACCGGGACAATTTCAGCCAGCGTGAACTGATGCTTATCTGGCCTGATTTTATTTCATGGGACACTAAACTAAACGCCAGCTCTACCGCGTACGCCACGGCGCGCGCGTTAGGTCTGCGCGCCAAAATTGACCAAGACACCGGCTGGCATAAAACCCTGTCTAACGTTGGCGTTAACGGCGTGACCGGTATCAGCGCCTCGGTGTTTTGGGATTTGCAGGCATCCGGCACCGATGCTGACCTGCTCAATGAGGCCGGTGTCACGACGCTGGTGCGTAAAGACGGCTTCCGTTTTTGGGGTAACCGCACCTGTTCTGATGACCCGCTTTTCCTGTTTGAGAACTACACCCGCACCGCGCAGGTGCTGGCTGATACGATGGCCGAAGCGCATATGTGGGCGGTGGATAAACCGATGACCGCCTCGCTTATCCGCGACATCATCGACGGCATCAACGCCAAATTCCGTGAGCTCAAATCGAATGGCTACATTATTGACGGCACCTGCTGGTTTGATGAATCGGCCAACGATAAAGACACCCTGAAAGCCGGGAAACTTTATATAGATTATGACTACACGCCGGTGCCGCCACTGGAGAGCCTGACCCTGCGTCAGCGTATCACGGACACCTACCTTGTTAATCTGGCCGCATCCGTCAACAGCTAAGGGAAATCACAATGGCACTTCCTCGCAAACTGAAATACCTCAACCTGTTTAACGACGGTCTGAGCTACATGGGCGTGGTGCAGTCTGTCACGCTGCCCAAGCTGACCCGCAAGCTTGAGAACTATCGCGGCGGTGGTATGAACGGCTCCGCGCCGGTGGATTTTGGGCTGGACGACGACGCGCTGACCGTTGAGTGGTCAATGGGCGGGCTCCCGGACGAAACCCTGTGGGCACAGTATGCCGCCGCCGGTGCGGCGGATGTGCCGCTGCGTTTTGCCGGATCATTCCAGCGCGACGACACCGGCGATACCTCCGCCGTGGAAATCGTCATGCGGGGGCGTCACAAAGAAATCGACACCGGCGACATGAAGCAGGGCGAAGACACCGAAAGCAAAATCACCACGCAGTGTACGTATTACAAGCTGGTGATCGACGGTAATACGCTGATTGAAATCGATACCGTGAACATGGTCGAAATCGTCAACGGCACCGACATGCTGGAAAAACACCGCCGCAATATCGGCCTGTAATTACCGCGTGGCCAGTGAGTGCTGGCCGCGTCCATAAACTGACGTGGAGATAATCTGATGAGCAATAAAAACCTGACTACCGCCGACGAAAACACCAACGTCGTGACGCTGGATAATCCCCTCAAGCGCGGCGAAACCCTGATTGATTCGGTGACGGTTATCCGTCCCACTGCCGGAGCATTGCGCGGCGTCGGTCTGGCTGACGTGGCAAATGCGCAGGTTGATGCGCTGCTGGTGGTACTGCCGCGCATCACTTACCCGAGCCTGACAAAAGAAGAGTGCAACGCGCTGGAACTGCCAGACCTTGTGGCGCTGGCGGGCAAGGTGATTGGTTTTTTATCGCCGAATTCGGAACACTGACGTTCCCGCCCCGCTTTGGGGTAGATGACCTGATGGCTGACGTGGCGGTGGTCTTTCACTGGCCACCGTCAGAGCTCTATCCGATGAGCCCCGCCGAGCTCGCACAATGGCGCGCAAAGGCAATCGAACGAAGTGGACACGCCAATGAGTAACGTTAAGTTGCAGGTTCTGCTCAAGGCCGTTGACCAAGCAAGTCGCCCGTTTAAATCCATTCAGACAGCGAGTAAGTCGCTGTCCGGGGATATCCGAAATACTCAAAACTCCCTCAAATCCCTGAACGCCCAAGCCGGGCGTATTGAGGGATTTCGTAAAACGAGCGGTCAGCTTGCCGTTACCGGCCAGTCTCTCAAAAATGCAAAACAGGAAGCCGCCGCGCTGGCTGTCCAGTTTAAAAACACCACCAATCCAACGCGGGCGCAGGCCAAGGCGCTGGAAGATGCCAAGCGTGCCGCGTCTGACCTGCAAATTAAATACAACGGACTGCGGCAATCGGTGCAGCGTCAGCGTCAGGAACTGGCGCAGGCCGGTATCAATACGCGCACGCTGTCAGCCGATGAGCGCCGCCTGAAAACCTCAGTCAGTGAGGCCACGGCACAGCTCAACCGTCAGCGTGATGCGCTCGCCCGCGTCAGTGCGCAGCAGGCCAGACTCGGCACGGTAAAAAAGCGCTATGAATCCGGCAAGCAGTTAGCCGCCGGTGCGCGCGGGGCGGGCATGGCTGGCGTCGGTGTGGCTGCCGCCGGGCTGTATGGGGAAGCCCGGTTTATCGCGCCGGGCATTGGTTTTGATAAACAGATGTCAGGCACGCAGGCCATTCTGGGTCTTGATAAAGGCGATGAGAAACTCGGCCAAATTCGTAAACAGGCGCGTGATATCGGCGCGACAACGGCGTTTTCTCCGGGCGACGTTGCCCGCACGCAGACCACGCTTGCCCGCTCGGGCTATGACGCCGATTCAGTGCTGGCCGCAACGGGATCCACGGTTAACCTGAGCCTTGCGGCGGATGTGGATATCGCCGAAGCCGCCGACATCATCACCAATATGCAATCGGCGTTTAACCTGCCGACCACGGAAATTCAGCGCGTAGCAGACGTAATGACCAAGGGGTTTACCTCGTCAAATACCGGGCTGATTGAGCTTGGCGAAGCGATGAAATATGTGGCACCCATTGCAGAGGCGGCGGGTGCCAGCATCGAAGATACGACGGCCATGCTCGGCGTGATGGCAGATAACGGCATTAAGGGGTCGATGGCCGGAACAGGAGCAAGTGCTATTTTCAGCCGTCTGCAAGCTCCCGTTGGTCAGGCTCCTGCGGCGCTTAATGAGCTGGGTATTAAAACCCGAGACGCAAAAGGCAACATGCTGCCGGTGGTGGGGATCCTCCAGTCGATTGACCGGTCTTTTAAAAAGAACAAACTCGGCACCGCGCAGCAGGCTGAATACCTGAAAGTTATTTTTGGTGAAGAGGCCATGAAGGGCGCGGTTAAGCTGGTGGCCGCTGCGGGCAACGGCAACCTTGCTGAGAAGCAAGGGGCGATTAAAAACTCTGCCGGTACCACGGAACGTATCGCCAAAGTCCAGACCGACAATCTCGACGGGGATTTAAAAAACCTCGCCTCGGCATGGGAAGATTTACAGATTGAGGTGTTCGAGAAACAGGATAAGACCCTACGCCGCCTGACCACCTCGGCTACCGACTGGTTAGGGAAAATCGGGGCATGGACAAAAGCCAATCCAGAGCTGACGAAAACACTTTTTGCTGTGGCCTCCGGTGCGCTGGCCATCATCGGCGTACTGGGCGGAATTGGTCTTATCGCGTGGCCGGTGATAGCGGGCATTAATGCGATTATCGCCGTCGCCGGTACGCTCGGGGTGATATTCAGCACGGCGGGAACGGCCATTGTCACTGCGCTGGGTGCAATCACTTGGCCTGTGCTGGCCGTCGGCGCGCTGTTCGTCGCTGCGGCTCTGCTTATCCGTAAATACTGGGAACCTATCAGCGCCTTTTTCTCCGGTGTAGTTGAGGGTTTGGGCGTTGCCTTTGAGCCTATCAAAGAGCTTTTTGCGCCGCTTAAGCCGGTATTTGACGGCTTGGGGCAGATGCTTAAAAAAACATGGCAGTGGTTCAAGGAGTTAATTGCGCCGGTGAAATCCACGCAGGAAACGCTGGAGAGTTGCAAAAATGCCGGGGTGCTTTTTGGTCAGGCCGTGGCTAATGCGCTCACAGCACCTTTGCAGGTATTCAACAAACTGCGTCGCGGAGTTGACTGGTTGCTGGAAAAGCTCGGGCTTATCAAAGGTGAGTCTGAGGATATCAACAAAACCGCAGACAAGGCGGAGCAGCGTGCTAAATCAGAGAGCGGTAATTCAGAGGCCGCAAGTTCAGAACCGTACCAGCCGCCGGGCGGTAATTTTGGATTCAGTTACGGCTACGTGCCTGTGTCGGCGGGTGGCGGGCGTTCTTACACCGATAACAGCAAAAACAATTATCAGATTTCCGTCGGTGCCGGTATGGGCGCACAGGATACCAGCCGTCAGGTGATGGATGCGCTGGAAGCCCGTGAACGCCAGCGGCGTGCAGATTTACGCTCACGGCTAGGTTATGACTAAGGAGATATTCGTATGATGTTAACGCTCGGATTATTTGTGTTTCAGCTTCAGACCGTCCCTTATCAGAGCCTGCAACGCAATGTTGATTACCGCTGGCCGTCAAACAGCCGAGTTGGCCAGCGTCCCGCACTGCAATTTCTCGGTGTGAATGAGGAAAAAATTACCCTGTCAGGGGTGCTAATGCCGGAAATCACCGGCGGACGCATGTCACTGCTGGTACTTAACCAGATGGCGGATGAGGGCAAGGCGTGGCCGCTGCTGGAGGGCTCCGGCACTATTTATGGCATGTTTGTTGTGGAAAGCCTCAGTGAAACCCGGAGTGAATTCTTTGCCGATGGCAGCGCGCGAAGCATTGAATTTACGCTAACGCTCACCCGCGTGGATGAGACCCTGACTTCCATGTTTGGTGACTTGCAGGCGCAGGCTGACGGATTGCTGAATAAAGCCAGCTCGGCGGGGCAGGGGGTATAGTCATGATCACGGGTATGACACTCGATGCCGGGGCGAAACTGGCTCCGGCGTTTATGCTGACGCAGGCGGGGAATGACATCACGAAAGATATCAGCGCCCGGCTGTTATCTCTGACGCTCACGGATAACAGGGGGTTTGACGCTGACCAGCTCGACATTGAGCTCGATGACAGCGACGGTCAGGTGGAGATGCCTGCGCGCGGTGCAGTTCTCACCCTGTTCTTAGGCTGGCAGGGTGCGGCGCTGCTGGGTAAGGGGCAATTTACGGTTGATGAAGTTGAACACCGTGGCGCGCCGGATACGCTGACCATCCGGGCGCGCAGTGCTGATTTTCGCGGCACCCTGAACTCACGGCGTGAAATGTCTTACCACGACACCACGCTCGGTCAGGTGGTGGAGCAAATCGCCGCGCGTAATAAGCTTACGGCCAGCATAGCCACGCAGCTGAACGCCATTACTATTCCGCACATCGATCAGTCTCAGGAATCTGACGCCAAGTTTTTAACCCGTCTGGCCACGCGCAACGGGGCTGATGTCTCAGTGAAAGCCGGTAAGTTACTTTTTCTGAAAGCTGGGAGCGGCACCACCGCCAGCGGTAAACCTATACCGGCCATGACGATTGAACGCGCCGACGGTGACCGGCATCAGTTCGCCATTGCTGACCGGGGCGCTTACACCGGCGTAACGGCCAAGTGGTTACATACCAAAGACCCTGAGCCGAAAAAGCAAAAGATCAAAATCCAGCGAAAGCCCAAGTTTAAACAGCTGCGCGCACTGCAACACCCCAAAGCGAAACCGGTTAAAGCCAAGGTGGCGGCAGTCAAAACCCCCGAAGCCAAAGAAGGTGAATACATGGCCGGTGAAGCGGATAACGTGTTTGCACTGACTACCATCTACGCAAGCAAAGCGCAGGCCATGCGCGCAGCGGCGGCGAAGTGGGATAAGTTGCAACGTGGGGTGGCCGAATTCTCCATTAATCTGGCTATGGGGCGCGCGGATTTATATCCTGAAACGCCGGTGCAGGTTAAAGGGTTTAAGCGTGTCATAGATGACCAGTTATGGATTATCACTAAGGTGGTTCACTCACTCAGCAATGGTGGCTACACGACGTCCCTAGACCTTGAGGTAAGGCTTTCAGATGTAGAGTTTGATACGCAGGGAGAATGATGAGTTTATTGCTTAAATATTTGTTTTAATTGGTTTTATTGATTAAAATAAACTCATCTTAAAGTGATTCATTGAGGTGGTGATCATGTTCCATTGTCCAATCTGCAAATACGCTGCACATACCCGTTCCAGCCGTTACCTGAGTGAGAACACCAAAGAACGTTATAACCAGTGCCAGAACATAAATTGTGGCCATACCTTCAAGACAATGGAGTCATTCGACGGTTCAATTATGAAGCCGGGTCATATCAACGCAGTGATGCCTCACCCAACCTCACACGGTCAGCAAACCTTCCTGATGTAACAATAGTTCCGGGTCACCCAAATTTGGCTCGGGACTATTTTATTTCTTTGTCAATATCAATTGATAATTTTTTAATATGCGCCCTGACCATGTGGTAATTTTTGACTATTGTCTCAACCTTATATTCTAAATTGTCTTTGGTATGATTATTAATAATATTTTCAGCGGCACTTACGATACTCATTTTATCAAAAACATGGAGGTCATAGCAGTATAATCCCGTTAAGAATTTTGTTATGCTATTTTTATTTGTAATGTAGGTATTTTCATTATTTTTTTTAATATTTTTCTGCCCGTAAGATAAAGTTGGCAGCCTAATTTCATTATCATCAACAAACCCGGCGTTCATTTTGGTGATGTTATTTTCTGAAGAGTATAAGTTGATTTTTTCTTTAAACTCATTAATTAAATCATCAAAATCATTGAGGCCATTATTAATGTCTATAATTAATGCTACCTTCGTTACAATGTTGATCTCCCCTCCAATAGATGCAATGTTTTCATATTTTGGTTTTATAACATAACTACTAGTTTTTTCTTTAGTGAAAGTTATTTCCCTCGGTGCATTAAATGGCTGATTGAAATTAGTGATGGTATTACCTTGAACGCCTACATTCCCATAACTCCCTCGCAAGTTATTTTTCATACGATTATCATTGTCTAAAATGTACAACCAATACTCTAGTGCGGTAGGTATATCGTTTTCTTGGAGAAGTGTGTTCCAAAAATAACGATTGGGTAATTTTATTTTTGCGTTTTGAAAGTATTTATTGAAAATACTCACCGCTTTACTGGAGATTATGTCATCAAGGTAAAATGGATGATTGATATTTAGAGATAGCTCGCCAAAGCTACGTGCTGCTAAATACTCATGGTTATCCCCAGTCTGCAAACATTGCATAACAAAAAATGCTACTGCATTACACTTACTCTCGTCTTCAAAGAGCGCATTAAATCCCTCTCTTACAAAAGTAGCTTCGATTTCAGCTATCAATTCTGAAACTTGTTGAAGTTCTTTCTCATGATTTATTTTCAGAGCTCTTTTATAGAGTTCAAATTTTGTCAGGATTTCGAAATCTTGAAGGATATTTGCATCACACTCATCATTTTTTATGAAGTCCAT